ACATTCTACTAGAATTAGTAAATGGATAATCAAATTCAGCATAAATTCTTTCACTATTATCTTCTGACTCATAACTTGAATTAGTTAAAATAGGATAATTTTGTGGTTGATAATCATTAGCTGGTTCTGAATATAAACCTTTAACAGCATTAAATATTTCTTTTTTACTAACTCTAGTATTAATGGCAATACCACTTCTTAAATTGTCTTCATTAAGAGTAACTACTGGACTTAAATATGTTGCTGGAACTACTTTAAACATTCCATTAGAATAAATTAAACCAGCACCCATTGTGGTTAATAAATTTTCTATAATAATTTTTGGGGATTGTGATAACTGAAAGCTACCATTACAAGTAAATCTTTTTTCTGTTGCTGATGGATTGGTTAATGTTACAACTTCATCACAAGTATTTGCTGATGCTATAAAATTTGTATCATTAATTTCATCATCTCCAGTTGTTAATCCATAAGTAGAATCTTTTAAATAATCTCTTATAGTTAAAACAGGGTTATCGGTAAAAGTTGTAAAATTAAATTTTTGTGTTGTACTTCCTGATACGGAAGTTAAACTAATTGCAGTTCCTGCAACGCAGTTTGTGTAGTTAGTTGCTAATTTAATTGTATTAGCATCTACTTTAATTACATAATAAGTTGAACCATCACTTAAACCACCAATAGCAGTGTTGCTGTTAACGTCATAAGTAGCCCTGTCAAAAGTAGAAAGTCCATGCGAAGAAAGGGTAATAGTGTTAGCAGATGTAGATACAGTGCTAGAAGAAGCAGTAAAACTAGTTGCTCTTGGATCATAACATTTTTTTCCTTTAGTTATTGCAGATATATTTGGTACACCATTTGGGAATACATCACTATCAAATGTTAGTTTAACATATAAATATGCTTTACCACTAATTTTATGTGCAGTTGTCCATTGAGTAACATCTGATACTAAATTTGCATCTGCTAATTGTGCAGGATCACCAAAATGTTTTTTTACAATAACTTTTCCAGTATATGCGTCACTACTTGTTGGTGTATAAATTGGAATACCATTACTATCATTTGAAGCTGTTTCTAAATCAATAGCATCATCATTAAAATAAACTGTGGGTATATCATCTACTTCATGACCAGCTAATACAACAATCATGTGCAAATATTCATTTGTACTAGATGTAGTTTCAGCATAAACAATAGTTCCACCAACTCTTGATGAACCATAAATAACTCTATATGGTTGAGTAGGTGCTTTTGATGTAACAGTAATTCCTGACTCTAATGAAGTACCAAAATTAGGTGGATCAATTTTAGGTGCAAGTTTTTGACCTATAACACCACCAAGAATAGAGGAGCCAACAGATACTAACAGTCGCATACCAAGTTTACTTAAGTTTATACTACGCAAACTACCCATAAACGCAGGATTACCATATAAAACAACTGCTACTGTTACAACTGCCGCAATAACAATAATTTTTTTTATAGTATCTCCAGCTTGGGCTACTTGACCATGATATTCATAAGAATCTTCTTCTATGATATTATCATTTTTATCATAAACTATTTTTTTATAAATTTTCACTATTCAATTCTCCAAGCAATTTTGCAATTATTTTTTTCTATTAAAGTTATGTTTTCTTTCCAATTAAACATTACCTTTTCTCCGATACATATTCCTAAAGTACCATTTAAATCTGATGTACTACTTGTATAATATAAAACATCTCCTTTTTGTGTTTTATCTATATCAATTACTTTAAAATTATTTTCTTTGGTTATTTTTAATGCCACACCTAACAAATCTTTACATTTTAAAATTTTAATTATTTTTTTTGCGTCTTTTAATGTTTTATATTTTTTATCAAAAACTTTTTTATCAGTAATTGCTTCAATACTATCTATAACAAATGTAACACAATCGTTTTTACCTCTTATAAATTTGTCTTTATTTTTTAATTCTTGAATAACTTGTTCTAATTTTGAAGCCCAATTTTCAACACGCATTAATTAGTTTCTTTTCCCCATATAATTTCTTTATCTTGTAAATCAGGTATAAATTCAAAACCTAAATCATTTGGGTAATCTACTTGTTGATCTTCATAAGTGTACATTCTATTAGCAGCTTTTTCAAAAGAAATTAATCTACTTTCTAATTTTAACTGCACCATTGTTGTTTGTTGTCCTTCTGAAATATTTAAGACGTCCATTTTTCCTTTAAAGGCAGTATAAACATCAGCAATTACATTTGCAGAAGCATCAAATAAACCTAAATAAATTGCACCATTTCTATTTGTATATTGTGCTGATAAAGCAGTAGAAATTAAACTAGATTTAATTCCTGATAAAGTTAAAGTAACTCCACTCATAGAAAGTATATCACTTTCTTCTATTTCTGAAATACCAAGTAAATCTCCAGCACCAGTAAATGTTTTGGAAGAACCACCAGCAGTCATAGTTATATCTCCATAACCATTCCACATTCTTAATGTTCCATCACTAAATTCTAATTCAATAGCCATAAGAGGTCTAACAACTTTAGCTATTATAGCAGTATTAAAAGCACTTGTTATATCTCTTGACATTCTATTCCTTAATAATTATTGTTTAGTTGTTGCAATTGTATCTTTGTTAATTCCTTTTTTAACAATATAATCCTGTGTACCATTAGCACCAGTATTAACTGATTTTTTTAAATTTCTAAATAAAGCCATTTCTTTATATTTCTTTTCAATTTTTTTTTGAAAAAAAAGTAATATTTTATTATCTCTCATTTAAACATCTCCTATTTCATTACACATAAATTTAGTAGCTACTTTGTTATCGTTAATAAAAGTATCTTCCTGTGCAATTATTATTTTCTTAGATATTTCTAATGCAGAAACCACACATTCTTTCCATGAATTATATGGTTGTTTAACCTCTACTGGTGGAAAGCATTGATTATTTATAAAAGAACATAAACTTATTACTAATACAAACTTCACACTACTGACAAGCTAAACATTCTTCCCCCTCATTCTTAGGATTTTCACATTTGCAATCTTCACAAGGACATACTCCATATAAATCAGAATGTTCTTTTACATTACAATGACAATTACAATTACACTCTTTACATTTATCGATATTCACTACTTACTCCAATATTAATTTTTTTATACTCTTTTCACCTAAATAAATCTCTGTTTCTGCTTTAGATTTGATACATTGATACTGTACATTTTTATTATAAACTCTGTTAGCAATTCTTTTTCCTTTAAGACACGCACTCATTGAAGGTTGTATTCTATGCTCTTTGATTTCGTTGTTAACTATCATTAACAAAGCTACTACTACCTCAATCATGGCTACTATTACCGTTACTTCTTACTTTATCTTTAAGTATTTCAATTTGTGCTAAAATTTTATCTACATCTTTTTGTAGTCTATTTATATTAACTGCGTTGTGTCGGCTTTCTTTAATTTCTAATTGAATGTATTCAACATCTCCCAATAAACTTTCAATTAATAAAAATTGTTCACTATCTGCTGGAAGCGATCCTAATTCTCCTCTCGGCCATTTGATTGAAAACTCAACTGCTTTATCTAAATCTTTTTTAATTAATGTACTATCAGTTTCTAAAAGATTAATTCTTTCTATTACTCCAAAGTATGCCCAAACTCCAACAGCTACTGAACAAACAATTCCTATTAAATTCTTAAGCGGCATATCCACAGATGTATTTGAATTAACTTTCATTTTTTCCTTTTTTTTCCCATATAATTTTCTGATGGTTCATAATTCCATTTTTTACCATGATGACCTCTCATATCACAATACATCATACGAATTTTAACTATTAATTTTAATATTTTTCTACTCATTGATTGGCTTTGGTAATTCCTCTGTTAAATATTTTGGTATTTTTAATTTTTTTATAAAATCTTTACCCATGTAAGTATTTGAATTTTGGTTATAAGGATATGCTGGATCTGTAAAAAAAACTAATACCAACGTCATCAATATTAAAATTGCTGTAAATCTGTAATTCATCTTGGGAGTTTCCATTAATCATAAATCTTTTATGTTCATTATAAAGATTCACTACAAGAAAAAGATATTCCATAAACACTTACTTGGTTTGTATCCCAATTAAGTTCATTATTATCTAATTTCATTACTGTTGTTGTGTTTGAATAAATTACTGTTGTATTATCATTAATAGCTTCAATACCTGTTCTTAAAGAGGGCTCAACATAAACAGTTGCCTGTCCACTTCCATCTGCAGTTACATTAGCACTTACCATATAAAGATAACTATTTATTTGAATATAATCTCCAGCTAAAAAAACATTTGCTCTACTTGCAGTAAAGCCATCTAAATTAATAGCATTACCAGTTTGTGCCGCACCTCTAACTAAAACTGTTCCTGTTGCTGTTCCTTGAATAGTTTTTCTATCTTGATCTCCTATTTTAAAAGTTCCTCTACGACCTCTTAAAGACATAAGAAAAGCCAACCATATAGCCGCACTATCTTTCTTCATGGGTGGTAAAGTAAAGGTAGCTTTCCATTGTGCGCCATCATGTTCATAAACTTGTTCTTGATTAGTAAATGGAGATTCAGTAACAGCTACTACTCTATTTAATCCAAAATTTTGTGTTTTAATTCCTGTAATAGTAGGAAGTGTCAAAGGGTAACTAGGTGTGTATGATGCCATTATTATGCTCCAAATGCCTTACTAAATTTACCACCTCGTTGCTTTGCGTCTGCAACTGCTGATATTGTTGATTGTTGAATTGCTGGTAACATATTCATAATTTCTGCTCTTACAGTATTAGTTATACCAACAGCAAAGTTTAAATTTTGAGTAACATTAACTCCACCACCACCACCACCTATACTTTTTGTATCTGAATTATTTTTAATTGAACCTGCACTTTGTGGAACAAATAACTCTGGACCTCTTTCTCCAACTAAAGTTGGATTACCCTGTTGTACTGTCCCACCACCAGCAGATTTTTGACCTGGCAATGTAGTTCCTGTTGTAGCTGAACCACCTGTAAATACACCAAGTATATCTTTAATTATATTACCTTTACTCATTCTTTCTTCTATT